CCTGCCTCGACTGTGACAATTTTGTCATAGTTGCCTGGAGGATATATGCGTCGCAAGCAGGAGAAGTTAGACTGGCTGCTGGTTGTCACACTTGTCTTTTACCTTTTGGTATCTGACAGGTTTGACATTCTCGTAATTGAGAAAGCCATCGGCCGCCTTCTTCCCCTGTTTAAAACGTATATATCCTAGAGAAGAGGAAATATGCCGACAAAAGATAGATCGTTCACTATCCGGCGGTTTGGTTACGAGACAAGTCTCGTACCCGAACAATCTCCTGTGTATACTATCCGAAATGATGCATCTCGGACAATACGCAGGAGTCGAACTGGTGTCGCCAATCCTTTATGGCGTCAACAGGTCGAACGCGCCGTTAGTGCTACGACCTCTCTCAGTGGCATATATGATACTCAGGACTACACACCTTTCTATGCGGGGCTCTGGGGTCTTCAAAAGATCACAACCCCGTACGTAAGGTGGGCACCTTATTATTCTACCATGTACGGTGTACTTAATAAGTATCCGCCATATGGTGTGGATGATGCGGTGCCCGTAGTTCCGGTGACTACTTCTCTAACCACGGCAAACAACCAGGCGATTCGCATACTGTATAATAAAATCGACAAGCTCCGCCATCAATTCCAAGGCGGAGTCTTTCTTGGCGAGTTTATGAAAACAGTAGAGCAAATCGTAAAGCCAGCTAAAGGGCTCCGTAACCTGATTAAGGCGTACAAGAAAACTGCAAATAAGCGTTTTCGAGGACACCCTAAAAAGGAATGGAAAAACCTTTTACCTGACTTGTATCTGGAAGCCACCTTCGGCTGGCAGCCTTTGATGATGGATGTCAAAGACGCAGCCGTTGCTTTAGCTCGATTTCAGAAGGATATCACTCCTATCCGATTTCAAGCTTATGGCAAAGACGAGGCGATTACAAATAATCACCTCGAAAGCATCTCTAACTTAGACCTAGTCCTTAAAGCCAGGTGGCTTGAAGGGAATAAGTCTGAGGTGAGATACTATGGTGCCTTCACAGATGCAGCTAAAAGCTATGTCGATTCGTCCTCATTTGAGCGAGTCGTGGATCTGAGTGGTTTTGATCTCAGATCTTTCGTCCCGACCATCTGGGAACTTATCCCCTATAGCTTTTTCGTCGATTATTTTGTCAATATCGGCGATCTGATCCAAGCTGCTTGTACTGATACATCTGGTGTTGCTTGGCTTGCAAAGGATACAGTTGTCACACGCTATCGTCAAGTTGACATTAGCGTTGACAGTCCTGCTACTTTGCTCGTCAATCAAACGCCAGATCGTAAAATTCAAGCGCTTGTTCAGGAGCCTGGTGGTTACCGGACTTCTTCACGTCAGGTAACTAGACAGCCCACAACTATGCCTTTTCCTAGCATACAAGTGGGGTTACCAGATTGGTGGAGTAAGCATACGCTTAACACCGCCGCTCTGTTAACATCGAAGCTCTAACCAGGTAGCAATTTCGCTACTTGTTCTTTAGGAGTATCCACATGTCGTGGAGTCCAACGACGCCCATAACGGGCGCCGCGCAGACAGGCTTTGTTACCCCTACCTACACAATCGTCGCTGATGTTGCGCCGGATGTGAACGGTAAGCAGCATGCCGTGTCGGCACTTGGCGGTACGCAGGCGGGTGTGACGGTTCATTCCGTCTCCTCACCTTTCACGGTAACTTTCGTCAGACCGAAAACCTTCAAAGTTCTCGGAAAGACGAACCCCGTGACTGGGCTTTTGCCCAGCGTACCGAAGAACCAGTACAAGATAATCGTCCGAAAGGGCGTATTACCTCTGGCTGGTCAACCTTACTCGACCGCGGTGATCACGATGAACTGTGACATCCCGGCCGGGTCTGACGTCGCCGATGCGGCGAACCTTCGAGCGCTGTTTTCAGCAGCAATCGGAGCCCTTAGCCAGCAAAGCGCCGGGATCGGTGACACGGTGGTTTCAGGCATCGCCTGAATCCTTCTGCGTCACTTTTCCCAGGTTTTGCCTGGTTTTCGGGTTACGGTTGTGTGCTTTCTTTAGCACATAGCTGAGCTCGCGTTGATGGTTCGTTTACTCGAGGAGACCATGCGTAATTACGCTGATCTACGTAGAGCGCTGCAAGAAGATGTTGGTGCCACTGATGCCATGTTAACATCTGACATGACATTAGAGACTGTGAATAGATTTCAGCTTAAAAATTCCATTCTGAAGAAATTCCAGGATGAAATATCCTCGTCGGCAGATGATACATGCCTAGAGCTCTTTAAAAAGAGCAATAGGAAGTGTCTGACTGTCGATCTGGAGCCGAAGTCTGATTTCGAAGAAGTCCTCTTGGGAGAAGTGAAACGCTCCTTTGACGATCTCTTCTTCACAGGACCCGATCTGAATGTCAGTTTCTCCGATATAATGGAGGGCTGTTCAAACGGACCGGGTGCAAGTTTAGGTGTCGATTCTTACAACTTTTATACAAAGTTGTTTGATTCTAACCTGACTTGCACATCACCGCTTCTTTACCGTTACTACCGGTACTTCTGTGGCAACGACCCAAAATGGAAAAGAGCTGAAGAAACGCGCTCGAGTACCTTTGGGCTTGTGCAGATTGCAGGTAACCGTCTGTCTTTTGTTCCGAAGACGTCAGAAGTTTCGAGGAGTATCTGTACCGAACCTCTTCTGAATATGTTCTTTCAGAAAGGTTTGGGGTCTGTGTTTCAGAAACTGCTGTTTCGTAGATATCGAATAGATCTCTCGAAACAACCAGAGCTGAATCGCAGACTGGCGCAGAAAGGATCGATCGACCAGTCCTTCGGGACTATAGATCTTTCCTCAGCGTCAGATACTATGTCGCTCCGAATGTTGAAGAGCATTTTTCCAAGTTATATACTTGCTTGGATTATGCAATTCCGCAGCCCTACTGTCACCTACCCAGATGGCAGTAGCGAGGAGCTACATATGGTATCGTCTATGGGGAATGGTTTTACTTTTCCCTTACAGACTTTACTTTTCTCGACTATCGTGGCATCGGTCTATCGACTGAAGGGTATAAATCCTTTGATCGATAGACTCGGACCTAAGAACTTTGGAGTCTTTGGCGACGACATAATCGTTTTGAAAGACGCTTATGTCTCTGTCGTTAGAGCTCTTCAGTTCTTTGGGTTCGAGGTGAATGAAACAAAATCATTCAACTCCGGTTGCTTCCGAGAGTCTTGTGGCGGCGACTACTGGACAGGCCATGATGTTCGTGGCGTGTACATTAAAAGCCTCTCCACAAGTGCTGACGTCTACTCCACAATAAACAGAATCATTAGGTGGAGCAGCCGGACTGGGATTTTCCTAACCAACACTATCAGGCTCCTTCGTTCATGGGTTGAATTTTTGCCCATTCCCGAAGAGGCTGGAGATAGTGAAGGGATAAAGGTTCCCTATCCGCCTGCTAACCTAAAGAGGAATCTTGCTACTTTCGGTGTGCGTTATGCATACCTTAAGAAGCTCGATACTTCCTTTAGGCTACCTTCTGATCCTGCCACAGTTATGTTGTATCCTCGGCCTAAACGCCGAAAAATCGGGTTTAACCCCGATGGACTGCTCATAACTGTTGTTGGAGGCTTTTGTCGGAACGGACGTATCACTGTTCGTTCGAATAGTGATAAGTTCAAAGTCCGTTACCGAACTACCTCTTCTTGGGGTGGTTCGAGCGCGGCTGGTGTCTTCCGACACCAAGAGAGTGACTGGGTAGTCACTTTCAACCTATACTTCGCTGAAGTATAGGTTCCCGCGGGCTCTAGTCTTCGGCCCGCGCCCCTCCTTACTTAGACACGCATTGGATATTGTACATATCCGTATGCAAAGCCCTCGCAAGGAGGGGG